AAGGACATCGGTGAAAGTGCCAAAGATTCTAAAAAGGGAATCAAGGGTTTAGCCACAGGGTTCAAGGGCTTGGGTGTTGCTATCAAAGCAGCAGGTATTGGATTGTTGCTTGAGGCTATGAGTATCCTCAAGGAGTTGTTTGACAACAACCAGAAGACAGTTGACTTCTTCAACACCACCTTCAACACACTACAAGTAGCTTTTAGCGACTTCACTAAATGGATTGGTGGAAGCGGTGGTAGTGGTATTGTAAACTTTTTCAAATCCATCTTTGAAGACCCTAAACAAGCCTTATTAGACTTCGCTGATGCGTTTAAGCGTAACATTCAAGAACGCTTTGAATCATACCTTGATACATTAGGCTATTTGGCAAGTGCTGTTAAGAAGGTGTTTAGTGGTGACTTTAAGGGAGCGTTACAAGATGTGAAGAGTGCAGGTAAGGAATCTTTGGATGTACTTACAGGTGTTAACAACACTTTTGACAAGGGTAAGGAGATAGTGACCAAAGGAGCAAAGGCAATAGTTGAGTACACCAAAGAAACGGTTAAGCAAGGTCAAGCAATGACCAAAGCCAACAAGGTAGCAGAGATTGCAGAGGTTAGAGCGCAAGGCTTGATTGAGAAGTACGACCTCCAAGCGGAGAAACTACGACAAGTAAGAGATGATGAACGCTTATCTATGGATGAGCGGATTAAGGCTAATGAAGAATTAGGTGAGGTACTCAAGGAGCAGGAGAAGGTAATGCTTGAGAATGCACAAGCGGTGGTAGATGCCAAAGCAAGACAACTTGCACTTGATAAGGACAACATTGAGTTCCAAAAAGAGTATATGGCAGCCACTAATGAACTCGCAGGTGTAGAGGCTCAAGTAGCAGGATTCCGTAGTGAGCAGTTGATGAATGAGATGTCCCTACAACGAGAGTTGTTAGACATTGAGACTGCTCGTAGCGAGACCGAGCAAGAAATTAACGAAATTCAAAGTCAAGTAGCTATAGACCAAGCTACCACAATGCGTAAGAGGTTAGAACTTGAGGAACAGTTGACCAAGAAGTCTTACGAGTTGGAACAACAAAGGTTGATGAATCAGTTAAACACAATGGAGGTTGGGTCTACTGCGTATGAAGAAACCATAAACGCTCTTGACTTATTAGATGCACAAAGATTCCAAACGGAGCAAGAAGAGGCTCGTAAGAGAATCGCATTAGAGCAATCGGTACAGGATTCAAAGGTACAGATGTCTATGGATGCGGTTAGTGCCCTGAACGACCTTGTACAAGCCTTTGCAGGTGAGAACGAGAAGTCGCAGAAGAGAGCCTTTATGATTAACAAGGCAGCGGGTATAGCTAACGCAGTTATCAGCACCGCACAAGGTATCTCTAAAGCTCTGGCAGAGACTACTGACCCAACGCCTACACAATCCTTTAGATTTGCCAATGCAGCTCTTGTAGGTGCAACAGGTGCAGCACAGATTGCCACCATCGCAAGACAACAATTTCAAGCGAGTGGTAGTGTAGACACTAACATCCCTCAAGGGGGTACAGCACCAACTACCGCACCGCAGTTTAATGTAGTAGGAGGCTCTGGCACTAATGCCTTGATAGAATCCCTACAAGCAAACCCTATGAGAGCATATGTCGTAGGAAGCGATGTTACCTCACAACAAGAATTAGACAGAAATAGAATTAACCAAGTATCATTCCCATAATGAGAATCGTAGAACTTTTATTGGATGAGGAGAGCCTACAAGCAGGTATCCAAGCCATCAGTATCGTAGAAGCCCCTGCTATTGAGGAGGACTTCGTAGCCCTCAAGGAAGAGGAGCGTGTAGAATTAAAAACCATTGATGAGGACAAGCGTGTTCTCTTGGGTGCAGCTCTTGTACCTAACAAACCCATCTATCGTAGAAACGGAGAAGATGAATACTACATCTACTTCTCGCAAGACACGGTAAGAAAGGCAAGTGAATTGTTCTTCATCAACGGCAATCAAAACAAAGCCACATTAGAACACCAAATAGACATCACAGGCTTGAGTGTTGTAGAGAGTTGGATTATAGAAGGTGAGCAAGACAAGAGCAAGATGTATGGTATGAACCTACCTGTAGGCACTTGGATGGTATCAATGAAGGTACACAACGATGAAATCTGGAACGACTATGTGAAGTCGGGCAAGGTTAAGGGCTTCAGTATTGAGGGCTACTTTGTAGACAAGGTAGAGGCATCTAAACAAGACCCAGAGGAAGAGAAAGCAGAGGAGCAGTTGAATGCTATCAAGGCTATCATCAAGAAAGACCTCCGCACAAAAAAGGGTAAGCGTACTGAACTTGAGACTTACAGAGACTACCCCACTTCAGTACGCAACAACGCCAAAAGGGGTATTGCATTGAACGAGAAAGTAAACAACAAGTGTGCTACACAGGTAGGCAAGGTTAGAGCGCAGCAGTTAGCCAAAGGCGAGGCGATAAGCGTAGAGACCATTAAGCGTATGTATAGCTACTTGAGTAGAGCGGAGGAATACTATGAAGAAGGTGACACAAGCTCTTGCGGATATATTAGCTATCTACTATGGGGTGGCAAGAGTGCCAAGAGATGGGCGGAAAGCAAACTGAAGTCATTAGACAAAATCTAACAGATACACACTTAAACAATTAACTTAATATGAAAAGAATATCGCTAAATAAGGTGATGGCTAAATTAGCCGAAGAGCATAATGTTGAATTGGCTAAATCGGTTGATGAGTTGCAGAGAGTTATTCGTAACGCTGAAACATATAGAGATTCAGTAAATGATGCTTCCAGAGACTTGGCTTCTATGATTGACCGTATTAAAGGTTTGAGTCAAGAGATTGAACGCAAAGAGTCTTTTATGAAAGAGGCATTTGATAAGTCTCAAGACTACGCAGGTGACCTTGTAGTATTTACTCAAGGACTTGACAAGATGGGTATTAGCGATGACTCGGTAAAAGAGGTTCGTGAGGCAAGAACAGTTATTAAGGATTTGCAAAAGCGTGTTAATACACTTTCGGATATTGTGAAAGAATCTAAACGATACATCAAATAATGAAACAAGGCAAAACTGAAAAGGCGGTATTCGCAAAGCTCTCAAAGGTGGAGTTGGCATCTGTTAATGAATTAAAATCTTTGACAAGCAAAGTTGCTCAAGAGGGAAAAGACTATAAGTCACTTGCTTCTAAAGGTGAGGTTTTATCTAAAGACTTTGATAAGATTGCTCGTAGATACCACACCGCATATATGGAGCTTAACGACCTTGTAGAAGATTTGCGTAATGCAGTAGGTCGCTCTCCAAAAAACACTATGGAGTTAGATGGTGTTATTGTAGAGTTTGCTCGTAAAACGAAAGAACTTGGCATTGATACGCCAAAAGAATTAAGAGAAGCACGAAAAACATATCAAGAAAACCTTGAGTATTACGAAGATGCGGGCGATGTATGGCAGATGTTAATGGACTTACAATCAAGATATAAATTCCCATTCTAAATGAAATCACAAGAAACATTAAGCAAGATTATGGAACTGCTTAACCTACAAGATGAGGTTAAGTTGGAGTCTATGAAATTGGAGAACGGCACTACTATTGAAGCCGAAGCATTTGAAGCCAACCAAGAGGTATTCATCATTACTGAAGATGAGCGTATCGCTCTTCCTATCGGTGAGTACGAACTTGAAGATGGTCGTATCCTTGTAGTAGCAGAAGAAGGTGTTATCGCAGAGATGCGTGATGCTAAAGAAGAAGAAGCTCCTGCTGAAGAAGCTCCAGAGGAAGCACCTGCTGAAGAAGTAGAGGCTAACGAAGAGGAAAAAGAAGAAATGGGCTACGCTACTAAAGAAGAGTTGTCTGCTGCTGTTGCAGAGATGAAGGAGATGATTGAAGAAATCAAAGCAATGATGTCTCCTAAAGAAGAGATGGCTGAAGAGCCTAAAGCTGAAGAGGTAGTAGAAGAAGTAGAGATGTCTGCTGATGAACCTGCTGCTAAACCTATCAAGCACAACCCAGAGACAAAGACTGCTGATATGCACAAGTTCTCTAAAGGCGCAAGAAAAGACACTCTATCAAGAATCTTTGATAAATTAGGATAATGAAAGTAGAAAAGATTTGGGCAGAGTTATCTGCTAAAGCAAAAGAAGCTCAAGAAGTTGAATTGAGCGAAGAGCAAAAAGTTGAGTTGGCAGTTGGTGACAATATGCCAAAATTGGCTAATGAAATTGAGTCTACATTTAGAACAGTAGATAAACTTTTAGATGAAGCATTCACACCAATTCGTAGAATTGAGAAACAAGTTCAGGAGCTACTTGACCCAAGTTATTTTCAAAAAGAGTTTAAGACATTTACTACTGCTTTGATGAAGTTAGAGTCTGCTTATGCAGATGCAAGACAAACGATTCAAAACGCAGAGAGCGATTTAGGTGTTAGCATTCCAGAGCCTAAAAATGTTACTGAAGCAGTAAGAGTTTTAGAGGAATTCCAAAGAAGAGAGGAAATGTTAAGGAGAGAGATTAACGAATACTCTCAAGCGTACAAGAAGTTTAAGTAAGAAAGTATAAGAAAAGAAGAAGGAGGGCAATGCCCTCCTTTTTTATTTAAACTCTTTTACCTCGTGTAAAAACAAAACTCCATCTTCATAGAATTTTACCTTTTCACCATACCTGCTTAATATAAATTCATTGACTTGGTTTTCCAACCCAAATACACCCATATGTTTGCAATATGTTTGAATTGCAGTTGCTTTTGCAGATTCGTTTAATTGATTGAATAAATACATATCTCCTCCTTTTTTATTCACCATATGCAGGTGGTATCCTTTTGCCATCTTCCGACATTAGGTCGGGGTCTTCCCAATTTATGGCATATACGAATTGCATATCTACATCGTAGTAGTACATATCCCAATTCTCAATAAAGTCTTCTACGGTGTAGAAATTAGAGAAGTCCGTTACAAAGCCAGAAGTGTTGTAAGGGTTAAGGTCAAGTTTTTTTAGTTGCTCAACATTGAATACTCTATCCATAGTTTTTGTGTTTTGGTTTCTCCAAAGAAACGAAAAAAACTAACACACACAACACTACATAGTTAACTTATTAGATTTTAGTAATCAAACTTAAAAAGAAATAAAAAATGGCAACAAGTATTACAACTACTTATGCAGGAGAATTTGCAGGGAAATACATCTCTGCTGCACTCCTTTCTGCCGACACCATTGAAGGTGGCGGTATTACTGTTAAGCCAAATGTCAAGTATAAAGAAGTAATGAAAACTCTTTCTACTAACGCATTGGTAAAAGACGCTGCGTGTGATTTCTCTGACCAGTCAACTGTGACTTTGGCAGAGCGTGTCCTACAGCCTGAAGAGTTCCAAGTAAACTTGGAATTATGTAAGAAAGACTTCCACAACGATTGGGAAGCGGTACAAATGGGTTACTCGGCGTTTGATAGCCTTCCTCCATCTTTCGCTGATTTCCTTATCGGTCACATCGCTGCTAAAGTAGCGCAGAAGACTGAAGAGAACATCTGGCAAGGTGCTACGGCAACTGCAGGTGAGTTTGATGGCTTTACTGCTCTATTGGCTGCTGATAGTGATGTAATTGATGTAGTAGGTACAACTGTTACTGCTGCAAATGTTATTACTGAATTGGGTAAGGTAGTAGATGCTATCCCTACTTCAGTTTACGGTAAGGAAGATTTGTACATCTATGTATCTCAAAACATTGCTCGTGCTTATGTTCGTGCTTTGGGTGGCTTCGGTGCTTCTGGTTTGGGTGCTAATGGTGTAAACAACGCAGGTACTACTTGGTACAATGGCGGTGACCTTGCTTTTGATGGTGTTAAATTGTTCGTATGTTCAGGTATGCCTGACAACGATATGGTAGCAGCTCAAAAGTCTAACTTGTTCTTCGGTACAGGTTTGTTGGCTGACCACAACGAGGTGAAGCTAATTGATATGGCTG